GAGATAAGTGCCAACTGCGATTACAAATCCAAGCATTGCGAGGCGAGAATTAAGAAGTTCTGCCTCAGGGGTAAATCCGAATTTCATTTTTGTTTCTCCGTTAGTAAGTTTCTGAAAGTTGATTGATAGAATGTGAAAGAAGCACAAAGAAGGCAATGCTTGCGATGGTAAAGATTGCTTCTCCCATTAGATTACACCAAAAAAGAGGTGTCCTGTTGTCGCATAAGATATAATTGCGGCAACAAATCCAAGCATCGCAAATTTTCCATTAGCAAGCTCTGCACGTTCGGCATAAGTTTTAATTCCATATTTGATTGCATCTTCATCAGAAATATAAACTTTTGGCTCAAGTGCCCACATATTATTTTGCCCGCGCTCATTGGTTGTTACAGTCATTTTTGTTTTATGAAGTTTTACTACACAATTATATAGGAAATGTTAAGACTTGTCAAGTGTTACTTTGTTCTGGAACATTTTCAGTAATTCTACCAAGATAAGGATCATAATCCATCAGTTCCCGAATATTCAATCCTGCCCCTTTCTGTTGCCAAAATTCTAAGAGACCATCGTGACTTGATTTGTGAAAAATATCAACGTGCTCTGGGTGAATAGAAGAACCCAATTGAATTTTATAAAGAAGTAAAGGAATACTATAAGTATTTCCAGAATTATAAACTAGATCATCTGCAACCGCTCTTGGTTTGCATCCATTATCAAGTTTATACTTATCACCCCGAATATGAAACTTTAAAAGTTTTTCTGCGTGATGCCGATTAATCATATAAGCGGCAGTAGAAAAGTTATTTACAAATCTTTTATGAAGTTTGATATGTAAAGGTCCAGTACAAATAATAGCAAGTTGAACTACATCCCAATCATAGGGAATCAATGAGTAAAAATCTTTCCAAGAAAAATCCCAATTCTTTACAAGTTGCAGATCAACATCATCTTCCATAATAATTGCATATGGACTATCTGTTGTTTCGTACCAATGCTTGATTGCTTTAAGGTGGGAGGTGACACACCCAATCTCACCAGAAGTCATATTATCTGGATAACGACCAGATATAATATCACTTAAATCATCATTACGACCATCATAAGCAGAAATACGAGTGTAATTTTCAATTTCCCAATACTCAAATTGATCTTCTACATATTGTTTTCTTTCTGGTTGTCCATCAAGATTAATGTAATAAATTGGACCAATTCCTTGAAGTTTGTAGGTAGATTTGTTTTTATCCATTAGATTTTTGCATAACTTGTTTTACAGCAGGAATATAATAGTTTTCAATTTGTTTTTTCCAAGCAAATTCTTTTGAATACTCTACTATTTCATTTCTTTTTTGTAAAGATATTGTTCTATTTTCTTCAATTTTTAAAGACACATATTCCAAGTCTATAATTTTACTTTCAGGAATAACAGTAATGAAATCTTTATTTAAATCCAAATTAGCAGTTGCCCATTCAGAAATCACAAGACCCAATCCAGCAGAGAGTGCTTCCATACAAACAAGTGGATGTGCTTCACCATCAGAGAGTAAAATAAGATTCGCATAATCAGTTAAATTATTATACAAATCTTCTTTTGACCATTCCCCAAGATAATTTTTATTTCTATCAAATCTTTCATCTACAATATTTCCAGCATAATAAATTGAAGATATTGATTGAAATAAACACTGCCTCTTTCTGTAATCTACTTTTGCTAGGTAGATTGATCTATTTGGAAATTCTGGTGTATTAGTAAATTTAAAATTCTCATTAATCACACCATTTGGAACAGTATATAAGTTTTGTTCCGGAATTCTCATTTGATTTTGATAGATACTTTTAATACCATCAGACAAAGCAAAAACATTTGGTTTGATATTTGCAAATCCATTTGCTTTATATGAGTAAGCACCATACATTTCTGGTCTTTCTAGATATCCATAATGCGTTGTAATTGCTTTTGGAAATTGAATATATGGATACAAGAAGACATAATCATCATAATGAACGTGAACAAAATCCGGATTAATTTGATTAATTGTTGAAAGAATTTGTTGGGGATCAGTAGTATTAATAATATCTACTTGATGTCCTAATTCTTTCAACGTATTTGCTGTATCCCAAATTACAATTTCAACAGCACCCCAACCAACTGGTGGAATTTGAGAAAATCCAGGACCAATGATGCAGATTTTCACTGAACACTCTCCAATTTTTCAATAGTTTGAATATAAGGTTTTACAATATTCTCCCAAGAAAAATTATTTACACCATATTCATGAATTTGCTGTCGCATGTTCACAGATACTTCACGATTTTCTTTAATTGCATTACTCACATAATTCAAGTCATTTAATTTATCATCAGGAACAACTGTAATAAATGGAAGACTATGATCCAAATCATAAGCAGCATACTTAGAACAAACCACACCAATACCAGAAACAAGTGCCTCTTTAATTACGAGCGGAGTCCCATTTTCACCATCAGAAAGAAGAAGTAAATTTGCATACTTGGTTACATTTTCGTGTTTTTGTTCTGTTGTCCACTCTCCAATATAACTTTTATGAAGTTTATCAAATGTAGTTGTGGGAGAATATCTACCAACAAACTCAATGCTATCAATTGACTGATAGACCCATTGACGTTTTCTAACTTCAATTTTTGCCATATATAGGGTTTTATTTGGTTTTTCGCATTCAATATTAAATTTAAAATTCTTATGTTGAGCACCAAGTCCAAGTCTCAAAAGTTTTGATTCGTCTGCTCCACCCTTTTTAAATGTTTCAAAATCTTTATCAGACAAACAAAAATTATAATGATTTTTTTGTTCAATCAACCACTTATATGTTTTATCATATCCATCTCTTTGATGAAATTGAAATTGATCCACATAAGGATAAGCACTACTAATCGCAGTTATAGATTTGGGACACAACCTTTTAATCTCATCCATAATTGGGTGAAAAACATCATAAAATAAATGAATGAAATCGTACTCATCTTGTTGGACTGTTTTAATAATTTCATTCAAATTTGGATCATTAATAATTGTTCCACTATGACCCATTTCCCCAAGTTCACAAGCAATTTCCCAGATTAAAGATTCAACTGCCCCCCACCCATCAGGAGGAATGGGCATAATTCCAGGTCCAATAAATGCAATTTTCATCAGTATAATTCCTTATAAGCATGAACAAGAGTAAATTCACTATCCCTAAAGTTTGGTGTTTTCCAAACTTCAGTTAAATTTGTATTAATTGAATAATGTTTACCAATTACAAAATAAGCAATTTGCATATAAAGATCCAACCAACCAAATCTATAATCCATATTTTCTAGAATATTTTCAAAATCAAAATCAATAAAATCATAGATTTTATGATAGTTATCTAAAAATGTTTCAATATTATAAATGGTTCCGCCACCAGCACCATACCAATCAACATTTGGTTTTGCATTATACTTTTCTTCAATAAACTTCAAAAGACCAGGAGAAATTTTATTTCCCGGAACATCAAATCCAGCACATTCCCAAATTGGATTAATTTTCACTTCACCTTGAGTGAGAACATCATCTTCCATCATAATCATATGTGTTCCACCATTTTCTTTAACGTGTCTTGCTGCCTCCCTAAACATATGAATCCAATGAAGACTTTCATCCTTTGTGAATCCATAAATTCCAGAAGGATCCCCAGAATTTCTTCTGCCAATATGCATATACGAATGAATATATTTACAATTGTACTTTACAGCAAGATCAGAGTAATCTACTCCACCATCACAAATCAAAGTATAAGGAGCATCTGGATAATATTTTCTAAACTCTTGCAAAATAAACTCTGTTGCTCTTTTATTTTCATACACTGTATGAAAGCATCCAAAAGTCATATCAGTTACCTTCCTTTCTATAATAGGGTTCAATGTCGTCTCGGTACAACCAGAACCAATGCGGTTCTCCTGGGGGTGTTGGTTGTACATCTGGTGTCATTCCTTTAAAATCATAACTAAATGGAGCATCGTAAAAACTGAAAGATTTTGGATTATTCAGTCCAATCCATTTTTCAAAATTCATTCTTTGAATTGGTCCAAAATCTCTATTGTCATTTGGAAATCTATCTCTAGTGGGATGAATTAAAGTTTTAAGATAATCCGCCCGTGCCCACCAAAAGTTTCCACTCATATGAGGCCAAGGATCCAAACAATAATTTACACCAGAAACTTGATATTCGTCAAGTTTTTCTACCGCTTCTTTCCACCGATCAAGAATGCCCCATTCCATTTGATGTCTCCAACTATTCACTGCTCTAAACTTACGATCAGAGTAATGATCCCGAACTCCACACATATGACTAATGCCTTTTGTATGAAGATAAGCAACTGCTTTCAAATCTGGATTGAAATGTGCCTCTTCGTATGCTCTCTTTAAAGTGAATCCTTCATACTCACTTTCATCAATTGAAACATCAAGAACATTTAACCAATCATAGATGGAGATATATTCTGCAATTCGGTTTGCTTGTGGTCCATTAATAGCGCAATAGATAGAAGCACTTTCCGTAAGTCCATTGCGATAAATTCTTTTAAGTTGTTCGTCTACCATCAATTTCCAAAGATCCGTTCCGCCAGGACTCCAGATATGATAATAAACTGATAAATTTTTAGTCATAGTCATTGATTATGATATTGTTGATTATTTTTAGAGATATGTGTGATTTTTTCTTCAAAATCGCAATATTGTTTAAAGTCTTCTGGATAAGCAAATGACGGAGGAAGTGTATGTACTCTTTCTTTGTTTGTAATAAAAAACTTATTAAAATAAGATTCTTCATACCAAACGGGAGTAGAATTCTTTTCAATATCTTTCTTTGTCCATTCATCTAAAAGTTCCATCATTTCAATAATTTCAGGAACCTTTCCACCCCATAAACATCCTTGATAATAAACAGAAGTATCCATATCTTCGGTGATGTAAGCATTTGATAGTGGATTTACATCAAAAGATCCTGGATATTTGTCGTGTGGTGGAAGTTTTAAATAAGCACAAGGATGATGAACTCCAATATAATCTTTGGTTTCATCAATAAATTCTTCAATAGATACTTTGCCATTAACAATCATATCCGCATCAATAGAAATAAACCAATCGCATTCAGAAATAATTTCTTTTGCTTTCAAGATTGTTTCAAATGTTTTGTAAAAAACATCAGGCCACCCAAAATGTTCTATTTCTATTTTAGTAACATCTTCTGGAAAATCACCCTCTCCATCTGTAAATACAATAAACTTTTTTTCTACACCTGGAAGAAAATTATCATGAATGGACGTATACCAATTAGGAAGAAAATTCAAATAACTTCCTGTCCCAAAAAATGAAATAGCAATTTTCATAAAGAATTCAAAGATTGTACTTGTTTAATTATACCACTATCAATTGAATATTTGCATTTCCAATTGAGATATTTTTGCACCTTTGAGGTGTCTATGTTTATGTATGAGGGATTTGAATTCTCATTTTTAAATACAATATTTGGAGAAATATATGATGATATTTTTTCAATCAAATCCTGAATAGAAATGGATTTTTCACTGCCAACCAAAAATAAATTAAATCCTTTAAGATTCGCATCCAATGATTGCAAAATTAAACTAATCAAATCACTAATATGAATAAAATTAACTGTCGTTTTAATATTTGATGTTATTACGATTTCATTATTATTTGAAATCAATTTATCAATCAATCCATTCACTCTTTTTGGGTCAATCTTTCCACCATAAACATTTGTAGTTCTTAAAACTATACTCGTAAAATCATATTGACTATGAAGTAACTTTGTATAATGTTCTAAAAGTAATTTATGTGCGCCATAAATTGACTTTGGAATAGGTTCCGATTCTTCATTAGACCAAACATCAAATTCAGAACTATGTAAATCCCCAGCAGTAGAAAGAAAAATAATTCTTCCATTTGGATTTACTTTTAAATAATTTTGAAACAATTCAAAAGGAATCAAAACATCACTATTAAATGATGATTGCAATTCACCAAAACTATTTCTAGGAGTGGTTGATGAAGATAAATGAATCAATGTAGAATTCGATAAAAAATTTATTTCTGGATATTGATTCCTATAAGAGATTGGAATATAGTTTTGAATATTTTTTGTCAGTTCTGTTCCGATCAATCCATTAGACCCAGAAATATAAATCATCAAATAATCTCCCAATTATCGCAGTAAATGTCTTTTGTGATGTGGTGAGAATATGCTGTTCCAAACCACATTTTTGGTGCGATTACTTTTTTGTTTGGATTTTTCATCAACCAAGCACCCCACCAACTCATACTACTATTAGCAATTATAGCATGATCACACAAGGACATCAAGCACAAATCAACATATGGAACCAAAGCGCCATCTGAATATTTGTCTTCTGATTCCGAAAATAAAAATCTATCTGGTTGAAAGAATTCTTGTTCTTTACACCATTCAATTGAATCAGAAAAAACAAGTATCGGCATATCTTCTGGCAATCTCTTGATTGCCTCCTCATAATATTCCAAAGATTGAACTGGATGTTGATCGGAACAATTCACGTATGCCCATTTAAATCCCCTACGATCCACTAGATTTGGATCTCCACGGCGAACATGAAGGAAAGCGATCTCTTGTCCCTCAAACTCTTGAAGAAACCCCTTACAGGGTTCCATCCATTCATCTCTAAAAATAAAGTCTTGGCGGATTTGGTCTTCAATATCTTTGAAATATTTTTCAGTTTGGAAATATCCAACAAGAGTAACATCATCTGGACAAGTATTGTGAAATTCTTCACTGTAATGAAAATGAGGTTCTCCAACTGATGGAAGATTTGCTATACCAGTAAAAGATTTAATATTAAAGGCATCACCAAGTCCATAATTATCAATTCCTTGTTGGTCAAATGGGGGAATACAATAATCAAATCCTCTACGATGTGCGATACCTTTTAGTGCAGCATATTGGAACATTTGATTCCCAAGTCTTCCATTATTGCCAAGTTGATTACACGCTAACATAATTTTTCTCCATACTTTTAAAAACTTTTGAAATTCCTTGATCTATTGTTGTTTTGGGAATCCACCACTTAGAAAGATATAAATCTGGACGATTCTTTTTATCCATCTGAACACTATCTTTTTCGGTAGATGGTTGAAGTTTTATATCATACTTACCAATCAAATTAAATTGCCCAATAATCATATTTGCAATATCAATAATCTTAGTTGGATGGTAACTAGTAATATGAAGATTATCTTCTGAGGTAAAGTCAGTATAATTCTCCATAATGGTTTCAAGTGCTTCACAACAATCTTCAGCATAAAGAAACTCACGTTCCTCTTCGCCATCAGTAAGCATATCAATCAAACCAGTCTCAAATCCTTTACGAATAAAGTCTGTGATGACGTGTGCTTTTTCTTGATCTTTCTCAATACCATAAACATTCCAAAACTTAACGATCAGTCCTTTAAGTGATTTGGTATACAGTTCACCAACGTTCTTGAGAACTCCATAAGGAGAATAACTCATGTTACTCATCTGAGATGAGGCAAAGATGAACCTCTTATTATACTTTTGAAGAAATCCAAAAGCATTTGCCATCAAACGAGTATTATTATCAATGAACTGGAAAGTATGTTGATACTTTTTAAGATAACGTGATCCACCCACATCAAATGCAAGGAAGAATACAAAATCAGAATCTCTAATTTTTATTTCAAGATATTGATTAGGAATTACGGTCATATCCTGTGAAGGTCCATTAACTACATCAAACTCTTCAACTACATGTCCTTTTTTACGCAGATACTCGGTAAGATAGGCACCGATCTGTCCACTGGAACCTAAAATTGTAATTTTCATTTTATATTTTCTACGATTTGAAGAATACCTTTGCACCTATTTAAATAAGTATGATCTCTTTTTATAATTTCCATTTGATGTACAATTAAATCTTTATTATACTGATTTCTCATTCCAAGATCAAATATTTCTTGAGCATTTTCAGAAACCAAAAGACTATCATCAATAAAGTGTTTAAGATAAGAAGAATCCGAAACAGTAAGACAACCATAACTAATTGCCTTCAAAACACGACATGAAACATACCAATTATCTTTTTGTTCTTGTGGTCTAAAATCTGGAACAAACATCGATTTTTGAAGAATCTCAATATGTTCCTGATCAGTTGCAGGATTAATATTAGGATTATAATGATTGAATGTAATATTTTTATTTTTTACAATATCAATAAAATCTTGATGAAGGGGTTTGGAATTTGGACGGGGAGAATGAATAGTACCAACAAAATTATATTCATCATTTCTCTGTTTATTGGCCCAATCAAAATCAATTTCATCAGGAAGCAAATTAGTTGCCCAACTAAAATAAACAACATTATAAGGTTCTGGTGCTTGAGTATCAAAAGTAACTCCTTTTTCAACTTCAATATACCTATCATTATCCGGAATTGGTTTTTTGAATTCAGCAACTCGATAATTCACAAGACACTTGACCTTATCAAGATACTTATCCAGATTTGTAAATTTATCATAAGAAAAATAAATTCCACTATCAATAATAGGAACATTCCAATCAAGTGGACCTTGATTATCTACAAAAAAAATACAATCCGAGTAATCAAACTCCAATTTTGAAGGATAATTAGAATCACTAAACCAATATGTTTCACAACCCAATCTTTCAAATGCTTTTTTCATTCCAGCATAGATGTAAGAAAAAGTTTGATATGGTTTATTTTCTACCCAAAATACAATCCTTTTCTTCACTTTGTTGCCTCCAAATCACTATCGCACATTTCCGTTACAAGATCAGAAAAAGAGTATCTGGGAATCCAACCAATTCTGCTTTTAGTATAACTAGAATCACCAACAAGAGAATCAACTTCAGCAGGACGATAAAATTCTGAATTAATTTTTATAAGAACATTATTTGTATTTCTAAAGACTGCCACCTCCTCTATTCCCTCTCCTTTCCATTCAATATCAAATCCAAAATGTTCACAGGCAATCTCAACAAATTCACGAACAGAATGCTGTTCACCCATTGCAACAACATAATCATCTGGTTTATTACGTTGAAGTATTAACCACATTGCCTCCACATAATCTTTTGCATGACCCCAATCACGTTTTGCGTCTATATTACCAAGTTCTAATGGTAGACTACGTTTACCATTCTTGATCTCTGCAAGAGTTTTAGTAATCTTACGAGTCACAAAAGTTTCTCCGCGACGAGGACTTTCATGATTAAAAAGAATTCCGTTACATCCAAACAAACCATATGCTTCACGATAGTTTTTAGTAATCCAATAAGCATAAAGTTTTGCCACACCATAAGGAGATCTTGGATGAAATTTTGTACCTTCACGTTGAGGAATTTCTTGAACAAGACCATACATTTCTGAAGTGCTTGCCTGATAAAACTTGGTCGTATTAATCATGCCAAGAATTCGTAGTGCTTCAAGAATACGACAAACACCTAAAGCATCTACATCAGCAGTATAAAGTGCATTGGAAAAAGATACTTTTACATGACTTTGTGCTGCAAGATTATAGATCTCATCAGGACGAGTTTCTTGAATGATAGATGTAATATTTGAGAAATCAGTTAGATCTCCGTAATGTAAAGTGATTTTGGGATTTCCTAAAAGATAATTAATTCTATCAGTACAATCTGATGTTGAATTTCTACGAATAATTCCATGAACTTCATATCCTTTGCTCAAAAGTAAATCCGCAAGATATGATCCATCTTGACCAGTAATGCCAGTAATAAGTGCTTTCTTCATGTTAATAGTGAACTTGATAGTCTATAGGATTTGTTTTAATTTTATTATTTTTGATATGATGTTTAAGAAGAAGTTCATTGCACCAATATCCATCAACTTCATTTGATTGTCGGATGAGATGACCTATTTGATTATATACGCCACAAAAAACATTCATAGTGTTTGTTGATCCCATACCAAACCAATCACTAATCATACCATCAGGTTGATATAGATCTTGATATATTAGTGTACAATCATCTATTGGAATCTCATTCAATTTTAGCACTACATGAGGAGAATAGTCAATTCTATTTCGAATTACTAAATCATATTCAATTCCGATTTCTGTTGAATATTGCTCCTTCAAAAGATTTGACATCATAATACTATAAAACATACTATTTGTAGTATCACAAATATAATCTTTTGCCGCTTCCAATCCTACAGGAACTTCAAGTGCCCAAGTATGCGAATGTGTAAAAACCTTATCAGGAAACTCATATCTTTTTGACCACTTTTTTGGTTTTTCAACCATAATGCGTTTTGGTTGATAATAATGAATCAATTTATCAATTGCTTGAGGATCTAACCTATGAGATTCTCTGCCAGGAATGACAGAATTTGTACTAAGATTTTCAGGATCAAACCAAGTATGAATAAACACATCAACATCATTGTGCTGAAGAATTGATTGGCTTAGTTTTTGAAACCCAATGTCAACTACTCTTGGTTGACCGGATAAACATAATGCTACTTTCATAATTCTCGTTTGTTTATAAAAACGACATCACTCAAATCTGATTTGTTCCAAGATTCAATATTAGTATCGTATTCATAAAAAAATTCAAAATTTATAGAATTAAAATATTCAATACAATCTTTTTTAATATATTCGCCATCATATCTTGGAATTTTATTTGGACATTCTATTGCAATAAATTTTGTTCTATTTAAATTTTGTTTTGATAAAGATTTTACAATAGACAAATCCTTTCCTTCTGCATCTATTTTAATAAAATGTATAATATTTTCTGGTATATCAACATCGATAATGCTATTGATATTTAAAATGTCAACCAAGCCCATTTTTTCACCTTTGGAAGAAAGCAGCGAAGAGGATTGATCATCGTTATAAAATATTTGCTTTTGAGGAGTTTTAACGTCATCCAGACAAACACGATAAAACTTATCATAATGAGATTCTACTCCATAATCAATTGGATCAATTCCTATAGAATAAACATTTTTTAGATCAAAGGATTTTTCCAATTCTACCAAAAAAGATGCTCTTGCAGATCCAACATCTATAACATTAATTTTATCATATTGTTTTAATTCTTTAAATACTGGGGAAATCGTAGATGTCATTTAAATTTTTCCACATAGTCACTACATACAGCAAAAGATTTTTTGCTGTATGCTATTGTACCATTATCTTGAATATTTTGCAAGTCGAATACTTCTGGCATTACAATAACAGAATTATTTTCAAATAATTGCCCAGGATAAGTCCAAATATAACCTTTACTAGTCAAAGTATACTTATCGTTTTCATGCCAAAAAAAGTTAAAATCTATTGGACTATTAGAAAAAATATTCAAAGATTTAAAATCTTTACAATGAATCCAAAGTTTATCTTTTCTTTTAACTAACCAAGTCATAGGGACATAATATTGTGGTCCATCATGTCCCAAATAAAACTGATGATCTTCCCATCTTACATCAATCTCAACATCATATCCACCTGCAATTGCTGCTTCAATGTATTCTAGTTTATTCTCCTCTAGAGGATTAGGTCCTACAATATTACCTCTATGTGCTATCAGTTTCATACCATATACTTATCCGAAGGAATAGACGGCCATCTCACTACTATAAGATCAACATCACTCAAGAACTCAACATCAGAAATTTCCTTTGGTTCATAGATCCACATATTACCTGCATTCAAATGCTTTCCAGATACTATTAGTTCACCTTTTACAATGTAGTTAAGTTCATTAGTGACTGCATGGTAATGAGGAAAAGTTTGTTGACCTTTTGTGTGAGAATGGTGTGCAACTTCAAAAAATGGATTCTTAAAAATAGATGGTTCAAAGTCCCCAACAAACCATCCTGCTTTAAAGTCAACAATATTTGCTTGAATCATTTTTCTAATTCCTGAATACGAACCTGATGACGACCGCCATCAAAGTTATGAGTAGAACAGATTTCCAAATACTTATCCATTTTTTCAATAGTATAATCTTTTGCAGGAATTGCAAAAAAGTTAGCACAATTATGTCGGATTGCCATCTCCATAGAGAAATCATCATAGATAAGTGCTGAACGAATACCTTTGTATTTGTTAGCACAAATATTCACACCTTGACCTGTTCTACAGAAACCAAATCCATAATCACAATCACGCTCAGCAATTGCTTTAACTGCTTGTGCAATATAATCACTATAATCACAATCCTTATTCAAGATAGTTCCAAAATCAATATACTCAAGATTGTGTTTTTCTAGAATATGTTTAAACTTTTCCTTTGATTCAAATCCAGAATGGTCTGAGCAAATAGCAATTGGTTTATCACCAACCTTACGAATGACATTTTCTTTGTAGAAATGAAACTCATCAGGAGTTCCAAATACATGCATTTTATCTACATCCGAAGTAACGATTTTCTTACAATCATCAATAAGAAGATTATACAAAGGTGCAATATAAAACTCATTATTAGTTCTAATATCTCTTTCGATCATTTCCTTTGCATACTTGCAGAAGTCGGATCCTTTTTTGAATCCATAGATACCAACACAGGCATTAGAACTAATTGCTTTCTTTTCAGCAGTTCTTTTTACATATCCATCTTCATTAACATCAGCATAACTATAATTTGCAGAATTTGATTTAAATGTCAAAAGGAGTCCATCTGCATTCAAGTTATTAATAGTATGCGGATCAAATACTGGACGGAATTCAATATCTAGAGTATGAATTACAAGAGGCGCATCATTATCAATATATTCTTCTGCATACAGACAACTGCTCACAGATCCATCAGTAAGTTTATCAATAATAACAATCTTGATATCTTCACCAAACTTTTTCTTTAGGAGTTCATCAATATGAAAATTATAAACAGTTTCATCCCTAACCACGAAGATTAGATTACAATCTTCATAGTTCAAACAATCAAGCGAAATATCAATTAGATGTTTGTCTTTGATATTAATTAACTGCTTTGGTACTTTAAATCCTTCTTTAATAAATCTACTACCAAGTCCCGCCATCGGAACAAGAATATTTGGTTTCATATCGAATTCCTAATAATTTCAGTTGTCTTTAAATGAGCAAATTCGATCCAGTTGTGGATGCTTCCTTCATTCCTTAGTAATTTATATAAGAAACAAGACGCAAATGTATCACCAGCACCAAGAACATTAACACCTTTCAGTATTAAATCTTTAGGCAGTTTATAGAAAAACTCATCTTTTCCATTTGATACAATGCTTCCTGATGAACTATGAAGTATCACATACCCCTTTATTGTATTCACGTAATCTGAAAGATTGCCATCAATATCTTCATCAGAAATAAAAAGATAATCTACACCCTTAAGTAAATCTTTATTCAATGATTTTCCAGAACATATATCTGCAGTGATAATACCATTCAGTTTTGGAATAAAATCATGAATAGACATTTCATTGAGATAAATTAGATGGTGAACTTTTGATTCGAAGATTTTTACTTTGTGTTGAACTAGATTTAAATTTGCTTTTGAATACCTTTGTGCTGAAAGTTTATCAATATAAACAAGTGCTTGACCAACATCAATTGGAGAAAGTCCAATATTTAATGTTGAATCAATCTCAAGTAAAGATCTCCAAACATTTGCCATTGATCCTAAACTTTTCTTTTCAGAATTACCGTCAAGAATCGTATCAATAGTCAGATGCCCATAAAGAGAAATGTCTTTCATTAAAAGTTTTCCTTCAAGTCAAGTTCATAAATTTTAGACATTACCTCATCATAAGGAACAACCGGAATCAATTCTCTATCCTCCAGATATTCAAACAAACACATCACTGCATTTTCTCCACCATTACAGTGAAGAACTACAGAAATGTCTTGAAGAGTTCTTGGTGAATTTAACACACAATAAGGATATCCAACCTCTCTCATTATACCATAATCAAAAAGATCATCTCCAAGATAAACAACTTCTTCTACAAGACAATTGTAATCATCAAGAACTTCTGCAAGATAATTTACTTTGTCTTTATGAAATCCTTCGCCACGATTCACTACAACAGGGAGATTTCTATTCTTAAGAATGATCTCATTATAAGGATCGCCAGTTATAAAAACAACTGGAATTCCAATAGCACGAAACCTTTTAATTGCAGTCCAATCCTTATCACAGAAAAGTTTAAGAACTACTTTCCCATCATGATCATAATATTTGGTGCCATCAGTAAGAACACCATCCACATCAAGGATTATAAGTTTAATCATAGTTTAAAAACTTGTTTAATTTCTTCAATCAATTTAACATCATTTGAAGCAACACCCAATCCACAAGAATTGGTAAAATTCACTTTTGGAAGTTCAAGTTGAGAAAAGAAAAGTCCAACTCCATCTGGATTTGAAATAGTATCGTGGAATAATACTACACCTCTTTCTTCCAAAAATGGCGCCCAGGTATCGCAATCATTTTTACAATTATTATAATCGTGAAGACCATCAATATGAAGAAGATTGATTTCTTTATTCCAAGTTTTTGCTACATCGTCAAAATATCCTTTAATAATTTCTAAGTTATCAAGTTTTAGTTTTTCTTTTATGTCCATAACAAATTGATAGTCATCATCTTTTCTTAAACTATGTTTTGAAATATCAAAACAATCAATACCAACAACCTCATTTTTTGTATTCAAAGCAAGCATAAAAGATGAATATCCCCAATCAACTCCAAGTTCTACAGTTAATTTTGGATCAATTCTATTCATCAACCAAATCACAAATTCATTATGACTTTTTGGTGGTACATTCCATCCTGATGGAATTGCTCCAAGAATTTCACTTATATTATCATTTTCCAAAGAACGGACATAATCTCTCCAATCTTCTCTTCTATTATCACTCCAAGAAAAATTTTCAACCATTTAATTGTTCCTCAATCCATTTGTAAGTTTTTGTAATACCCTCTTCTAAAGTCATACTATAATCCCAACCGAGTTCTTTACGAATTAAGTCATTATTAGAATTACGACCACGGACACCAAGGGGAGCATCCAATTTATATCTTTTCTGTACTGTTTTGCTGGAAACTTTAGCAGTAATATCCACAAGTTGATTGATTGTTACCATCTCTTCAGATCCAATATTGACTGGTCCCATAAAATCAGATTCCATCAATCTTCGTGTCGCTTCAATACATTCATTGATATAAAGGAACGAACGAGTTTGCTCCCCATCACCCCAAACTTCAATGGATCCACCAAGATCAGGAAGTTCTGCTACTTTGCGACAAATTGCTGCTGGGGATTTTTCTTTTCCGCCTTTCCAGGTCCCTTCGGGGCCAAAGATGTTATGGTAGCGACATACACGCACAGGTATATTATAATTCCTATTGTACGCAAAGTAAAGACGTTCTGAAAAAAGTTTTTCCCATCCATATTCAGAGTCTGGGCTAGCGGGATAAGCAGATTCTTCACGGCAGTTTGGATTATTAGGATCTAATTGATTGTGCTCTGGATACATACACGCTGATGACGAATAAAATATTTTTGTTTTATTCACGCCAAGATTGTCATTTAAATTTTTAACCGAGCGAAGAATATTCAAATTGATAGAACAAGAATTGTTCATCACATCAGCATCGTTTTCTCCAGTAAAAATATATCCAGCACCTCCCATATCAGCGGCAAATTGATATATTTCATCAAATGCTGATATGTATTTGGATGGGACAAATTTATAAAAGTTTTGTTGATATCCTTTAAACATTATTACTTTATCAGTAAATAATTGATTTGTCAAATCTCCAAGGATGAATTCATTTGCTTCACTTTTAGAATATTCTGGGAGTTTAACATCTACTCCGGTGACCCAATATCCTTCGGATCTCAATCGTTTTACCATATGACTTCCAATAAAGCCACCCGCACCAAGAACAAGTGCAGTTTTTTTATATTGACTCATAAATTAACTTATTAGTGTATGTACTATGTATTTTAGTTTAAAATGCCTTTATTGTAAATGACTTTTATACCATTCAATGGTTTTTTCCAATCCTTGTTCTAAATTAAATCTAGGAGACCAACCAAGTTCAGTTTGTATTTTAGTAATATCAGTTGAATATCTACGGTCGTGCCCTGGACGGTCCTTCACATATTCTATCATATCTTCGTCTTTTTTCATAATATTAAGAATATTTTTTATCAAATCAAGATTTTTGACTTCACATTCTCCACCAATATTATATTTTTCACCAAACTTTCCTTTTTCTGCCACAACTAAAATTGCCTCACAATGGTCTTGAACATATAACCAATCACGAATTTGTTGCCCATCACCATAGATAGGAACTTTATTCCCCATCATTAAATTTTTAATTGTCTTTGGAATTAATTTTTCTTCGTGCTGTCTTGGTCCATAGTTATTTGAACAATTTGTAATGATAGCAGGAAGACCGTAAGTATTATGGTAAGCCATCACAAAATGATCACTTGCAGCTTTTGATGCTGAATATGGATTTCTTGGATTATATGTTGTTGTCTCCGTAAATTTACCGTGTTCAATTGAACCATAAACTTCATCCGTAGAAATATGAATAAACTTCTCAACATTATATTTCATAGAAAGATTCAAAAGATTGACTGTTCCATTAATATTAGTATTGATAAATTCGGAGCAACTTTTAATTGAATTATCTACGTGACTTTCCGCAGCAAAATGATAGACGGTTTTAATTTTATTTTCTTTAAATACATAATCCGAATTATTAATATCAAGTGGATATAATTCAATATCTAAATTTGAAATATTTCCATAATCAGCAGCATAAGTCATTTTATCAATACAAATGATTTTTTCACTTGTTCTCTTTTTTAAATGGTGAATAAAATTACTGCCAATAAATCCACACCCACCAGTCACTAAAATTGTCATAGTTAATTATCTTTAAAAGAATATTTTTCTAAAATTTCTGGGGAATATTGTTCTATTACATTTTCTTCTAATTTTTTTATTCTTTTTTGTTCTTCAAGATGATGAACTCTAGTTCTAATTTCAGTTGAAGAATATTTGTGCCTTCTTAAATGAAAGAATAATTCTATACCATTATCAATACAATATTGCTTACCAGTAAAATCTCTATCTTTATATTCTTCACTCAAAAATCTTATATGAATTGTTTGGGATTGAATTAAATTAAGAAGATCTTCTTCTGTTTCATAAACAAGGATTTCATCAACATACTTGCATCCTTGAAGTTGAACATAACGTTCGTAAGCAGATTGTACTGGTTTATTTTTAATGCCAGGACGATCTACGGTCGGATCAACTTGAAGTGCAACTTTTAAGTAATCGCATAATTCTTTTTCCATTTTAAGCATAGTAACGTGCCCAGCGTGAAACAAATCAAATGAACTACAATTAAAACCAATTTTCATAAAAAATTTTACAATATTATATTAAAAAAGAGAGTAATAAACTCTCTCGTTATATTTAGTAATAGTCGCCCAGGGTATCGAACCCTGCCAAAGGCCTTAATCTGGTAAATATGTTGCTATTCTTTTTAACTTAATATTTTTTCCCCTATAAGTTGGGGTTTGTGCGTGGCAATTTGGACATAATATGGTTAGATTTTCCAATCTATTATTACACCTGTCTCCGTTAATATGTTCCAGTTCTATAGGAGTTGGTTTACCATTCCATTCTGTTATACCACAATTATAACATTTATGATCAAAATATTTTTCTTTAATTAATCTTATTTTTAACTTATGAGTTCCCTTTATGTCTTCATTTGCATAAATTAATATTTCAGCAATAGGTTTTGCATCATATCCTGAAATTTTAAAATGCGTATAATCTAATCCCAATTCATTTGCTCTTTTTTTTAACAATGAATTGGTAGATTTGGACATATTTAAATAAAATGCAACTTGACTAAAACTTTTACATTTAGATACTGCATCAATCAATTCGTTGTCGTTCCACGTAGGTTTTTTCCCCATAAAAAATAAGATAATTTTAATATTATTAATAGTGGTTCTGCAGAGAATTGAACTCCGTTCAGACACTTATAAGGTGTCGGCCTTAACCAATAGGCGACAGAACCGTATCATCAGAAAGAATCAACAACCGTCGTCGTGATCACATAAACATTTTACAAATTCATTTACTTCTTTGTATTCAGCATATGGAATAAGAACAGCATTTCCATATTCACTAGTAATTACAAAAGATTCACCAGTCTCAACTCTTCCTAAAAGATTATCAAAATCTTCTTGAAATTCTTCAATTGTAAAAGTTTCCATAATCATATTTAAGTTGTGTGAATTAATCATACCAAAAATCTGTTGATCTGTCAAGAGAATTTATATGCTTTCTTTGATTAACCAAATTGCGTGAATAATTCCAAATACAAATAGGGATCCCAAAATTCCACTAATAATACCAATTCTAAATTCGTGCTGTTGAATTTTTTTATCAATCAATTTTTCAATATCATCATAATTCATTTTTCATCACCAAGATATTTTGCTAATGGGTCTTTTTTTGATTTTATAATTTCACAAGCACGTCTATAAAACATATTATTGGTATTGCCGGATTTTTCAAAAGTTTCTTTGATCTTAATCCAATTATCATAGGTGTGTTGATCCATTTATTTTGTATCAAGAGGATACTAATAGTTATAAATGTTAAAATCTATAACTATGTTGAAATCAAAACTTATTTAAATGATCTTCTAATCTATGAAGAAATCTTTCAACTTCTCCCGTATCAGGGCCACCATCGTTTTTGGCATAAAAAATATAATCATCAAGAGTGACTGTAAGTAGTTCAATATCTCTTTTTGAAAGTTTTGGGGATTCCCAACTCATCTAATTTCAAACTCCATTTTTCTAATTTTGCGGTTTCGTCTTGCTTCGTGATAAGCAATATCTTCTTGTGTAAGAAGTGTTGTTGAATTAGATTCACCACGAAAATTTGAAATTAATTCTATTCGTGTTAAATCTAATCCAGAGATATTTTCTCCTCTTAAAGTTGTGAAATTATCACAACCACAACATCTGGTCTGTGTCGGATGAGACTCCAACACAGCATTACAATTTTTACATCTAACCTTTAACATCTTACCATACCTATTCAAAAAATTCAAGTCTTTATTCTAAAATACTTCTTAATTGCCAAACAAATTTACCGTGAGTTTCACATAAACTTTGAACTAAATTTGATGTTGCGTATTGCTTTTGGTCATCTGCTTCTTCTGATATTACAGTAAGCATTTCAATGAGTTTCTTATTATCATCACGTAGTTGGGAAACCATTTCCATAGCACCAATTGAACTATCTGCTTCTGAAATTTGAGATACTTCAACTGCTCTTGTGAGAGTGCTGACTGGTTTCATTCCCAAATACCTCATATGTTCGGTGAGGGTATCAATCTCTTCAAACATAGTCTCATACTGCCCACCAAAGAGTGTATGAAGTTGTTGAAAGTCTGGTCCAACAACATTCCAATGGTAAATCCACGTCTTTTGAAATAAAACAAAAAGTGATGCTTGAGCATCACTCAAAGATTTAAATAAAGTTTCCATTATAGACTTTTTTTATTATTTATAAAAAAAAGACTACCCCATAAAGAGGTAGTCCAACTCAACTTATGAGTAGTCTATCAGTTAAATTTGATACCAAGACCAGTTGTGAACACTGGACTATAAGAACCTCCAGTAACTCCATAACTATTTGCAGCATTGGTGGTAGGGAACTTAACATCGGCAAAACCAACCAAAGAATTGGTAATACGACCTTCAACACCAAGAGCAAGAACAACTTGACCTTGTGAACCAACAGCAGACTGATAGTTTGAAGTAGTGTTATTTACGAAAGGAACTTGATAACCAACACCACCATAAACATTTGCACGACTTACTTTAGTTCCATCAGCAAGAGTTTTGCTTGAAATGGAATAATCATAAGTGGCAAGAGCACCACCAGCAGATCCAATCTGACCGGAAGGACTGCCAACAAAGTTAGCATAAGGACGAACGGAGACTTCATTACCCCAAGCAGTAGCAACAGGGAAACGTGCCTGAACGGTAGCACCAGAAACGGTACGATTAGCACCATAACCATTACCACTTACACCTTGTTGATTTAGAAGAACGCCAACACCAACATATTGACCAACTCCTTGTGCCTTACGAGCAGAAGCAACTTCCAATACACTCAGACGAGCATTAGTAACTGCAAGTTCTTTGGAGAATTGAGCACGAAGAGCAGAAGCAGTGCGGGCATCTTCAGCACTAGAAAACTCAGAAATACGATCCAGACAAGCATTTGTCAGAGCAACTAGTTCAGCACGAGTAGCAGACTGGGATGGTTTTAGAGTACCATTTGGATAACCAGCAAGGCAACCATAACGAGCATTTAGATTGGTAATTGCCTGATATGCCCAATTTGTTGGAGAAACATCAGAGAACTGCCCGTTTGGAGTCGCAAGAGCAGGTGCAACCATTCCAGAGGCAATAACGGCACCAGCAAAAATTGATTTAAATTTCATAAATTTGTTAAGTTTTATAACTACGAAGTTTATTTATATCCCAGTGTTTCTGGGAAAGCGGATGATCGGATTCGAACCGACGACAATCTACTTGGCAAGCAGGAACTCTACCGCTGAGTTACATCCGCATTATTCTGGTCTGTAAAGGGGCAATCGTTTACCCAAGGAGCACACAATCTCATTTCACCACCCAAAACTGATTGGACATAAGACCCGTCTGGTGGTTTCTCTGAATATCGTGGTTTAGGCATCCTAATCTTTCCATCATCTCCTGTCAATCTTTCATACTCAGCAATTGCCAAATCAACATCTCTCTTCACCCTACGATCCAATTTTTCGGGATCTTTGATGATGAAATCATTCAAGATTGTTTGAGGGAAAAACTTACGTTGCACCTCATCAAATACATCCCATAAGGATGTTTCTTGAATTCCAGTACATTGTGTAAGAGTTGCAATCACAGAACTTAAGATAATTCCTATGATTGCATATTGTTTAATATCTGGTTTTTTATTTCCAAAATTAAAATTAAACATAAAGGGAGAGAATGAACTCTCCCCTATTTATCAATTACAATCTAGAATAACAAACCCTAATCTCTCCCCTACTTGGTGATGCAATCGTTGAGAAAGCACCATAAGAAAGATCAAGACTCCTACCACTTACATATGGACCACGATCATTGATTCGTATAACAACAGATTTTCCATTTGATTCATTAGTTACTCTCAATCTAGTGCCAAATGGAAGATCACGATGTGCGGCTGAGTTACCATAAGCATTGAACCGTTCGCCATTAGCAGTTCTTTGACCATCGTAACCGTCACCAATCCCATAATGTGAAGCATAAGAACAGGTCGCCGCTTGAGAGGGAATTGGGGCAAGAGCACCAAGACTCAGAGCAACGACCGAAAGGGTTTGAATTGTTTTTTTGAAAAGCATTAGTTTAATAGAATTCGACATCCGTATAGGCAAAGGAGAAGTTCCAACCCTCTCGGGAGGCATTGCCCACGGCTCTAAGTTTCACATCAAAATCTCATGATATGACCCAATGTGTTTGGGTTTCAACATAATATCAGAATATTTAGGATTTGTCAATCTTTTGGAATTCTTCCATAAAAAGTATAAATATTTACAAATAGAAATGCCCTCATGAGTAAGTCTGCAAATAAAGGTAAAAAAGGTTCTGCTGGTGGAAAGCAATCCAAACAAAATCAAGGTAATGCAACTATTAAAAAAGCTAAAAATGGAGGCAAAAAGAAATGAGGTATTATGGCAAGAGAGTTTGATACTCCACATAGAGAAAAATGGAACAAACCCATTCACCAAATGCTACAAGCAATAGATAATCATACACGTATTCACCTAGAAACAGGAGATTACTGGCACGAAGAGCAAGCACAGATATTAAGAAAATACGTTAAAAATTTAAAAGTTTGGATACACAAAGAAGAAGGAAGATGAAATGAATGAGTTTCCCTGGGGAGTATGTATAATTCTTGGAGCAGGTTTAATTTTTACTATGTGGTGTATTTACTACATACTACGAATGGCATATCTGGAGACTAAGGAATGATTATTTTTTTCCATAATTTCCCTTCAGCAATCCTTCTACGGAGCAATCCCGTCTCAACATTACTTCCAGGATTTCTATAGAGTTCTAATGTTTTTGGGATTGCCGTCCAATTTTTCTCACGAAGGTTGAGAGTGATGCTATTAAACCCACTTCCACCGTAAAATCCAGCACCGAGATTGTAAGCAAAGGATAGTAGTGCTCCGCGTTGATTGTCATTCATTTCTCTCCAATATGGGATTTTAGAAAGTGCTGGTAAGAACTGACTCTCGCATTGAGCAATCAATAATTCATCTGCTTCCTTTTGAGTAATGGTGTCGTCAAGTTTAAATGGAGATCCATTCTTCCTGCGAGTAGACCCCCATCCTATAGTGATTGGAAGTTTACCTGACAGAGGATCCGGATATGCTTTAAGATGACATCCTTCAAATTCTTTGATTAATTTAATACCTGGTTGTGGAATTGAAGTAATCATCCCTCTTGAAATACAGAAACAAAGACTGTCCCCTTTTTCGTCAAAGGAAGAAGATTATCTTTAAGGTGTTGATTATGCATTCTTACACAACCATGTGTTGAGAAGAGTTTCTGCATTGCTGCCCAGGCGCCTGGCCACCCGCAGGCAGAACCACCACCATGAATCATGATTCCAGCACGGCCATTCTTTGCCTCCTGATTCTCAAGTTCAACCAAATCAAAACTATACCACCCAAATGCCATCACATCCCTAGAATATTCTGGCGTGGAATCTTTCTCATAATCCTTGTAGATAGTTCCAATTTTGTAAAGACCAGGAGGAGTATCTGTATTTGAAAATTTAAACTCATAATCACTCCCCTGTCCTCTTGCTAATGCAGGAAGTTCCCAAAGAAGTTTTCCATCAAAATTATATGCTTTTACTTTTTCTGTAATATCATTAACAATGAGATGAGTATCTCCTTTCTTAAATCCGAAATCTTGTGGTTTCTTTTTGGGTCCGATCATCTGATTCTCTGAAGTTTTAATAATTGTATTTATGTGTCGGACCGACTCTAGAACGGCTCAACTAATTTAGTAACATATCCTTTTGGTGTTCTAAGAGACCAGAAGTATTTTCTATAAATAATTTTAAAGGAAGAAAATATTTTTATGGAGTGGAAGTATAACGAAGAAGATTTAATTGAAATTCCAAAAGAAATGGAAGGGTTTGTATATTTAATTACCAATCTCACGAATAATAAAAAGTATGTTGGCAAGAAACATTTTTGGACTCGTCAAAAAGATAGAAAAACCGGAAGGAGAAAAAAGAAAGAAAGTGATTGGAGAAAATATTTAAGCTCTTGCGATGAACTTAAAGTAGATATAAAAAATCTTGGTGAAGATAAGTTCATAAAGGAAATATTGTATCTATGTCCTCATAAGAAATCTATGAGTTATTATGAAACTTATGAACAATTCAATCGTAATGTACTTATAAGTGAAGACTATTATAATACAAATATAGAAGGTAAATATTTTTCAACAGAAATTGATAGAATTTATAGTCTAGTAGAACATTGTGATAAATCCAAAGTGCTCTCCAATATCTTCTGTCTCAAAAATCTTTCCTTGATATAACCAAGGATTATCATAACTCATTCGGGTTCTTAATATTCTTCAAGTTATATAGATACAACTTATCTTCAACCCTAACAGAGTGATTATAGTCATAAAAAAAGCACCTGCCAAGAGGTGCTTAATGAATTGTAATATTATATTAATCTTCGTCTTTTGATCTATATCTACCAACTTCGGGCATTGGTAATGGTCTCTTGCCACCTCTAGTTGCTACACTTCTTCTTGCCGTATTTATATTATCAAATCTGTCAAGGTTTTTCATTGCTTTTTTTCTTTCAGGAGAACCCATAGGTGTGTTCAATGTTGCAAAATGTTCTTCATCACTTCCAAGAAGTTCTGTTTCTTTTCTCTTCATTTTAGCAACAGGAAGTGGTTTCTTTTCTTCCATAATACTTTCAAACCAACCCTCACTCATATTGTTGATAATTGCATTTGCATCTTCAACGGATTCAGCAAAGTTATTCTCTAAAAGGTATGATGCTACAAACTCATAGGTTTCATATGCTTCTCTGTTGAGCATTTTTTTCTCTCTGGGAGTTAGAGTTCCTGCAGCCATAGCAGAACGTCTTGAATTTTGTAGTTCTTTATCACTAACAATACCTTTTATAGCAGCATCATAACCTCTTAGACCAGCACGGGGTTTGTCTCTTACTGAACCTCTTCTTGATGCTGCAAGTTTTGACATAGTGTCCGAACTTTTCTGCAGTCTCTTATTATAATCAGATTTATTTTCATCACGCACTGGTTTGACGTAAGGGCGGTCTGCACGTCTCTCTGCCGCCGCAATGGTCTTATCTACACTACCAGAACGTTGGTAGGCATTAGAACGTGATGCAAGCTCCTTACGGGTCGCAATCTCACCTTCCTTTCCAAGTTCTTTTCTCATTCTTGTTGCTTCATCGAGATAAATCTCTGCCATCTCATCCCAAGTATATTCACTTAGGTCATAACCTTCTTCAATGAGTTCATTTACCCAAAGTTCCAATTCTTCTTTTTTCATTGATTTGAGAACTCGGTCAGCAGCAGATCCAAGATTGTCCTTTCTAAGGTTCGGATTTAGTCTTCTGGTTGCTTCTGGTGCCTTCTCCTTTGCCCTTGGTGCTTCTGATCCCATAGGCCTCTCGGAGACCCTTCCAGATGCTCCACGCATTTGATTGAGGACAGATGACCCTGCTCTTTCAAGTGCCTCCGCTTTCTTGGCTTCTTTTCTTTGCTTTGCTACTTCACTTGCTCTACGAGAAGATGTCATTACTGCACCTTCATCTTCCATTTGCTTAACCCTTGCTCGTCTTGCTGCTATTCTTGCTTCTTTTTCTGCTTTGGTTTCCTCGTCCAAGGAATACTCTTCTTTATTGTATTCCTTATTCTTTACTTTTTTAATTGCTTCTTCTCTAGACATACCAGAAGCAACCATTCTCGCAATCATATTATCGGCAAAATCATTATCACCATCTTCATCCTGATCTACTTGCTTCTTTGCTTCGTAGATTGATTGATATGCCCCTGCGATATCTTTAAGAGTTTTGACAGTGTTCCAAGTTTCCATATGACTGAAAAATACTTTTTCTTATTATTATTTAGTTATTTATTTATTATAAAAAAATAAAAGGTCTTTCTAGGACTAGAAAGACCTTTATCAATCTCAAATTGATTCTAGATATGATTTCCAAGCTTGATAGGAATTCATAGGTACTAACTCTTCGTTTAGTTCTGTTTCAATTTCAACAGACTCTTGAATTTCTTCAACTTCATTTTCTTTAACAAAAGACTTCCATTGTTCGTATGGAGTCATTTCAGTTTCTTCTTTTAATTCATTTTTTGCTTTTGAAGTTCCAGAGAAATTGATAAAGAGTTTATCTCTAAGATCAAAATCTTCTTTGGTTTCTTGGTAGGAATGTGACATAATTTCTCCTTTGACTTTTCCTTCTTCTATATTTAGATAAGAAGACATCTCTTCACTCATACCTCTTCTTGCCCTTTGTCTTCTGCGTTGTGTTTGTTTAGTAGTTGATGAAGGATTATCGCTAGTTCTTCCACCTTTTGTTCCTTGATAAGAACGAAGTTGTGTTTCGCCAGATGCATTTGGTTTTGCCAAATGAGTTTTAATTTTTGTGGAAGTTGGTTGATTTTTCTTTTCCCCCTCAAATGCCTTATGAACCTTTGCGGCATCATCATACATGTGGATCTTCTTGGCACCACTCTGCTTTGCAACCCCCTTTGCTACATCTACTTTTTTCTTTCCAATATCACTACCTTTCATTCCACCAGTATAATGAATTTTATTCAAAGGAACATCAACACCTTTCTTCTTCAAATGTCCTTGAAACTCTGATGGATTATCAAACTTCGCACGAGCAGTGATGATATGAACATTTTGTCCTCTTGCCTGCTTTCTTTTTACATCTTTAATTACTTTTTTGTTTGCGCTTGAAGTTTCTCCAAACTTTTTAGCACTTCTGAATTCACTAAAATCATAAGAATGTCCCTTATCAAGTTTATGAGTATTGAATTCTTGATTGCTTAAACTCTTAACTCTTTTACCGGATGCATCATTTACGTGAACTTTCACGTTTGTTTTTCCTTTCTTACCGTGTCCAACCAAAGTCTCGTCAACATCATATGCGTGAACTGTTCTTTTTGGTCTGGTTCCTCTTGCCTTTTCTTCAATATACTCTTCAAGAATGACTGCTACAAATTCACTACTCATATGTTCAAACATATTTTCAGCAGTCTCATAATCTTCTGCGAATTCGCTATCAACCAAAGTTCCAATTACATAATTATAAATGTTTTCTGTTTCTTCTTTTTGTGCTGCGTAATAGGCACCAAGTGCTCTCTTAATTCTTTGCTTCTTACTATCACCTTTGAATGTAGCACTCTTTGAATGAACGAAATCACTGATTGTCGCACCAGCATCAGCACCTACATCAATCTTTTCATTTACTTCAAATTCTTCTTTTTTTACAGTCTTCACAAAATTAGGAACATCTACTTGTTTTGCTTTTTTTCTTTGTAATTCTACTGCTTTGGGTCCAAGTTGTGCTGCCGCATCTGGTGTTAATGCTGATGCTCCACTAGATTTTTTAATTTGACTTTGAGACCCTCTCAATACTCCTTCACTGTAAATTTCTTTAGACTTATAAGTTCCAGACATATGAATAAGAAATACTTTTTAGTTATTTATAAAAAAAGAGGGGTAAAACCCCTCTTGCGTCACAACTGAAATCCAGAGAATGTATCGTTTTTAATGTCTTGTTTAATACCACCTACCACATAACTAGAAATTTCTGTTTCTTGGGGTGCGACTTGAACTGATTTACTGTTTAACCAGTGGTCTGTCCAAGGAAGTGGATTGTTCTTTGCCGGAATATCATATTCTGGTTTAAGACCAATTGCCTTCATACGACGATTCGCAATCCATTCAACATAGTTCCAAAGTAGTTTATCATTCAAACCAATCATAGAACCATCTTTGAAGAGATATTCTGCCCATCTCTTTTCTTCATTTACGCAAATCTTAAACGCATTTCTTACCCACCCTTCTTCTTCTCCAGCAATTTGTTGCATTTCAGGATCATCTCCTTCACGCCACTTATTGAGGATGTTTTGAGTAATGACAAGGTGCTGATTTTCGTCTCTTGCGATGAGAGAGATAATTTTAGCGGATCCTTCCATAAGTTTGAGTTCACCAAACGCAAACGAGCAAGCGAATGAGACATAAAATCTGATACCTTCGAGAATGTTGACATTTGCGACCGCACGATAAAGTTTTCTTTTGAGTTCTAATCTTTCCTCTCTTGCACCACCAGCACCTTCTTGCGCGTGAATCCATAGATTTGAAGATCCATATTGTTGTGCGGAATTGATGAAATCATCATAAGTTCCGGTAACAGAAGATGCTCTTTCTAAAATCTTATCATTATTTAAAATAGTATCAAATACTTCTGATGGATCAGAATAGATATTTTTAATAATATAAGTATAAGATCTAGAGTGAATCATCTCCATAAAACCCCAGACTGTCATACAAGCTTCCAGTTCAGGAAGAGAGCAATATGGAATAAATGCCATACCAGGAGCACGACCCTGAACACTATCAAGCATAATCTGATACTTCAAATTTGAAGTATACATATGCCTTTGTTCAGGTCGCAGTGTCAGATAGTCAGAACGATCTTTTTGAAGAGAGATTTCTTCTGGTCTCCAGAAGAAACCAAGTTGCTGCTGTGTGAGTTTATCAAAGACAGGATACTTATAAGAATCGTATCTTTGAATTCCTTGAGGTGCTCCAAAAAACATTGGTTGTTTTTTGAAATCTACTTGTTGGGTATTAAGAACAGTCATACCTTGTATTGTTTTAGTTTCTTCCATAATCAAATTTTACAACTCTCACAGTCATCTTCATTAGAGTTTAGTATGTCCTGCACTAAACTGTCAAGGTTGGATTTTTCTTCTTTGATTTCATCGGACTTACCATCATAAGTATTCTGATAATATGCTGTTTTGTGCCCATACTTAAAGCAAGTGAGCATATCTTGTGCCATTACGCTAACAGGAACTTCATTATCGGGATAATTCTCCGGATTATATGACCAGTTTCCAGAAATCGCTTGATCAAAGAATTTTTGCATAACTGCAACAATATTAATATAACCACGATTGCTAGGCATATCCCAAAGAAGCGTATAATTGTTTTTAAGACTTTGAAACTGTGGAACAATTTGCTTGAGAGGACCTTTTTTAGACTGTTTGACGGACAAATAACCTCTAGGGGGTTCAATTCCATTAGTTGCATTAGAGACGACTGAACTGCTCTCAGAGGGCATCTGTGCGGATAGTGTGGAGTGTCTAAGACCATACAGTTTTATATCTTCTCTAAGTGTTTCCCAATCGTGTTGAAGAGTTGGATTTGACAGTTCATCAACATCCTTTTTGTATGTATCAATTGGAAGAATTCCTTGGGAATACTTTGTGCGATTGAAATATTCACAAGCACCTTTTTCTTTGGCAATCTGATTAGAAGATTTGAGTAAGAAATATTGGAATGATTCAGAAAGACTATGAACTGCATCCCATGCTTCTTGAGAATCATAATCAAAACCAAGTTTAGCAAGATAATGTGCCAAACCAATAAATCCAACACCAAGAGATCTACGTGCTTTTGTTGATTTTTCAGCAGCAACTATTGGATATTGCTGATAATCAATGAGTTCTTCCAACCCACGAACAGCCAAATCACAAAGTTCTTCAAATTCACTATCATCCTTAACTTTACCCACATTGATTGCAGAAAGAATACAGAGAGCAATCTCTCCATCTGGATCATCAATATGTTGAAGAGGTTTGGTGGGAAGTGTAATCTCTTGGCAATTATGGACCAGAATATTATTTGCAAAGAAATTGTGTGTTCCTTCTACAGTAATATCATAAACTGGAATTTCTTCTTCAAGATATTCAATCTTTAGCATTTTTTTCTCCTGTTTTGTTCTAAAAGTTGTTTAGCAAGTGTTCTTTGAGTTTCGTCTCTATAATATGAATTATACACCAATCCAGTCTGTTCTTCAATAGATTTATAAAAGTTTTGATGGTTTCCTCCAAATCTATTTTTAGAAAAATGTTTTGGAAACTTTATATTCAATTCATTACTGGCAAAATCAACTATTCTCGTTCTACCACCAATAAATCCAAATTTTTTAACAAACTTTACACCTATTTCTATAAGTTGCTCATCAGTATATCCAGAATGGTTTGGATTGTTGGAACCAGTAGTTCTTATAGAAATATTGTTTCTCCATTCTTCCTGAACCTCCGGAGAGCATTTGGGAAGCATCCATCCACCAGTTCCACCTGAAGTAGCATTATAACCTTTTTTAGTATCACTTTCAAAGAGTTTAATAAAGTGAGTTTCTTTTTCGTTAATAAAGTTTTCATCTTCGGTCAGATAGGTTTCAATCACAGATAAGTCCCAACAATCTTCACCATATTTTCTAATAGCAGAATGAAATCTAAATTTAGAACCATTTCTTGCCGATGATAAATGACGATTCCAACGATGTTCTAATGAGTATTCAGTTTTTCCTATGTAAGATTTTCCGTTATTCTTATTGGTAATTTTATAAACAATATATGTTTTCATTATAGGAAGTGTAATCTCATAACTATTTATAAAATATAGAAATTACACTTCCTATCATATTAGTTGATTGCCAACTCATCAGTTTCGGTTAGGTCTTTTGCCATTACATATCCACGATTTTTTGTGAATACTTTATGCTCTGGTGTCACTACAATACTCTTACCACTTTCTTCATCAGTAATTCTCATTACCTTTGCTTTTGGTGATGTTTCGGCAAATGCTGTAATAGGTGCCCATTCTTGTTGATTAGTTTCTGTATTATAAGAAAGAACTTCTATTTGAGGAACATCCTCACAAGGATCATTATCACTTACTTTATAAGACATAACTCTAATTTCTCTGGAACTAATATATTCATCCAGATCTCCAATCTCAATTTCTTCTTCATAAACTTTCCAATCATAAATCTCTCCAATATCATCATATATTGCTTTTGGGTATTTGATTTTAATCTTTGTATCACCAGCAACACAAAGGTTACTCATTGAAACCTTATCAAGAAAAGAACTATGAGAATTACAATGGTCAATATTCATAATATAAATACGACCTGTTTCTGCACGTTCTTTTAGAAGGTCCAGAAAGAGTTCTTGAGCACCGATAGTTTTTCTTGGAATAGATTCATTTCGTTCATAACCCACATAAAGGTCGTCAAATCCATCAGTGCCAAAAGCATCATAAAGACCAGGAACATCGTGGGGAGAGAAGAGTGTGATTTCTTCGTTGCGGATAAATCGTTCATAGAAGATTTTGCTGATTTGAATAGAATAGTCTAACTTACGAACACGATTATCTTCAGTTCCCTTATTATTTTTCAGAACAATAATGTCTTCTATTTCTTGGTGCCAGATTGGAAAGTGAACAGTTGCTGAACCACCTCTGATACCGTTTTGAGTGCAACTTCTGACAGTTGCTTCAAACTTTTTAAGGAAGGGAATAACACCTGTGTGTTGTACTTCTCCGCCTCTGATTTTAGAATTGATACCACGTATTCTGCCCGCATTGATACCGATGCCAGCCCTTTGAGCAACGTACTTGTAAATAGCCAAATCAGAGTGACCGATGCTATCGAGGGTATCATCAGAATCAACAAGAACACAACTTGCAAATTGTCGTAAAGGAGTTCTAACTCCTCCCATAATTGGTGTTGGGATGTTGATTTTGTGTTTTGATATTGCGTCATAGTACCTCTTTACATATGAAAGACGAGTTTCTTTTGGATATTGGGAGAATTTTGTTGCAGCAATCATCATATACATGAACTGTGGAGTTTCATATACTTGTCCGGTGCTTCTATCTTGAACAAGATATTTATCAACAACTTGACGAAGACCGGCATAGGTGAAGAGATAATCCCGTTTATGTTTGATATAATCACCAAGACGATTTAGTTCTTCTTCCGTATAATATGATAAGATTTCCTTATCATAAACACTTGCATCTACACATTTATTAATATGTTCAAAGAATGTAGGATGATCTTTAATTTTTCCGTAAAGTGATTTACGAACAGAGAACAAAAGAAGTCTTGCTGCCACAAACTGATAATTTGGATTTTCTAAATCAATCAAATCTGCTGCAGATTTGATCAAAATTTCTTGAACTTCTCTTGTTGAAATTCCATCATAAAATTGAATTCCAGAAGTCATCTCAACTTGAGATGCAGACACTCCAGCAAGGTCTTTACAAGACTCTTCAACCATCAAATGAAGTTTATTGAGGTCTAAACTTTCAATAGACCCATCTCTCTTAACTACGTTTATGCCGTTACTCATGCTACTTTTTTCCAGTTGGTAAATTTAAGTTTTGCTTCTAATCCTTGGTAAGTATTTAATTTTAGCATAGATTCCACGTCTTGTCCAGATAATACAATATCATTAATGTCTTTTTCCTTTAAATCTTTTGGCCAAATTACCACAGGAAATTTCATCTCAATGCTTTTTTCTAATCGTGCAACCATCTCTTTATTTCTTTTTTCATTATCATAGACCATAACAAAATTGGTTTCAAAATTTGCTATGAAAAACATTTTATCAATATCCGCACCAACCATCGCAATTGAATTTTCAATAAACATACTATCAAATGGACCTTCTACAACATAAACAGTTTTGTTCCAATCAATTCTGTTTAATCCATAAATTTTTGGTTGATCTTCATCTAGAATAATTGTGATGTATTTTACTTTTGGTTTCTTACTTAAACTACGACCCTGAAATCCAAATATTTCTCCATTGTTGATAAGTGGAATGATGATTCTAGGTTCATCGTATTTTGTAGATTCAAAAGTTTTTTTTTGTTCATTCGTCCATTGTTTGAACTTTTCACAATAAAATAATTGACTCAAAAAATCTTGAGGAATTTTTCTGTTTTCTAAATAAATTCTTGCCGAATGTTCTTTATTTAGTTCTGCGATGGATGGCAAATCAAATGCTTTTTTTGTGAATTTTGGTTTTTCAAAGGTGAATTTTGGTTCCGGTGTATTAGATCCCTTGCCAGTAGAACCATTCTTATATCTCTCCATAATATATTGATCATAAAGAGTGGTGTCAATATCTTTTAGAAAATTAGTAAAAGATTTAGATACTCCACAATTGTGACACTTGTAATTATGATCGTTCTTATAACCGTAAATATATCCTCTTGTCTTGCTTTTATTCTTTTGTGAATCCCCACAATATACACATCTAAAATTATACAGTCCAGTTTTAACTTGTTTAAACTTCTCCAGTCTTGAAGAAACCAGACCAATGTATTTTTGATCAATAAAATTCATTCACAAAAAGTTCAGGACTTATATGCTAGCACGAATATTTGGTACGGTCAAACTTTGACTTTGATTTGTTTTATTTTGTTGCATTCCAGAAGGAGTCCACATTCCAGAAGCAAGAGATGAAATTGCCGTCGTAAGTATAGCAAGAATCACACCACAACCAACTGTCATCCATTTTATTTGTGATATGTGTTCTACCTTTTTTTCTAATTTTTCTATTCTTTCCCCTATCTCTTCACTGATTGCTTCGTGTTGTATTTTTGACGATATTTTCATATCTTCTATCATTTTTACAATTATATCATCAGTTCTAATTGATTGCTCAATTCTTTCATTGTGAATTGTGAGCATTTTGCTAATTCCTTGATTAGTCTCACTAATTTTTTGAATTGCTATGTCAATCCTACTTACCATCTGCTCATATACAGATAATCTTTCTTCTAGAACAGCTATCTTTGTATCAGAGGTAACGTTTTGATTGAACATTTTTCTATTGCGGTGGGTTTCGTCTTTCTATTTGATCTAAATTTTTAAAAAATGGATTGCGATTTTTTCTTTTTGGTTCAGTTTTTCTATTCTTAAAGACCGGAGGATTATCCGGTGGCAATCCCGCAATTTTTCCACTTGATGCATTATTAGTAATAACCATTTCACCATCCTCACGAAGATTACGAACAATATTAATAAATTTTAAAAGAGTTTCTTCTTTCATTAGATTGATTTTAAAATTTTAAGACATTCAATATCAATTGGTATATCGTGTATAGATGTCTTTGGATACTCTGGAAGTCTTCCAAGGTACAAAACAAAAGTTTTCAATATACTCCACAATTCTTTATTCAATTTATAAAATAATAAAGGTGTTGCTGCTTCACCAAATACATTATAAAGAACCATAAAATGATTAATAATTAGATGAATATTCAATTCACCTGTGTTTTTGTATTTGTTTAGAAGTCGTTTAATCCACTTAAATCTTTTCATATCTTCAAAAAAATCCTCTTGCGTCATTGCTTGAGGATTTTCGTAGTGTTTGATAGCAAAGATTATATAATTTTCTTCGTTCAATTCATCAAATTTCATTTAATTTTTATCTAACAGTTAATGTAGTAGTTCCAAGTCCAACAGATCCAGTAGTTCCTGCACCACCAACATTACGAAGAAGGTCTCCAAATTGTGAAGTGAATGAATTAATTACACCAACACCATTTGATCCGTCAGTAATTACACCAACAAATCCACTTGGAATATCAATAAACAATTTAGTAGCAACAGTTCTTGTGCTGAATGTAACTCCAAGTCCTTGAGTAATCGTTGTTGCAATTGTGCTTGCAGTTCCAATCTGAACGGTGGTAGTTCCAACAGCAACAATAGGAACATTTGCAAGTTTGCCTGCAACTGTGAGGGAACTTCCAATAGAAACACCTGTTACCGAATCAACAAAAATGTTAGTTGCACCAACAGCAACAGTTTGTCCTGTTGTAGTCAATGTTGTTGAGATTGCAACTTGTGCAGTCAAAACAGTACTTGGTGTAGTGAATGCAAATGCTACTCGGTTTGTAATTTGACCATTAAATCCAGTATATACATTTGGCGAACCGTGATTAGCAGCAGGTCCCGCCCAAGCATATTGAGTTCCAGTATTTGATACTGCAGTTCCAACAATTGCTGTTGATTCGTTAGCATTATTTGCATCAAAGGTACGAATTCTAACTGTTGCACCAGCACCAGCAAATACAAGTTCATTGAACACTAAATGAACATAACCAGTAGTATTCGTAGCAATACCAGTAGTTCCACCACCACCTACAGAAATTGGTGATGCTTGGTTAGGATCTTCAAAGAAAACTGCGACTGGACCGGCAGTACCAATACCAGTAGTTCCTCCTACTGCTGCAGTACTATTCAATCCAACAACTGGAACTAAAACTTCGTCAAAGTAACGAGTAGAAATTCCTGAATTTACTTTAGTCTTGTATCTTCTTTGAACCCAACCACGAACATCTGCAAATGTATTCCAAGGACTTCTGTTACGATCAGTCTCAGATTGGAATTTTGGAATAGCGTAATTGTTTGCCGCAGTTTCCGATGTTGTTGAAATGCCCCAGAGTGCCATTCTCTTTTCCGTAAGTTTCCTATTTTTATTTATAAAAAAATGGAGACCTATAAATTAAGTCTCCATTTAGTGATATATTTGATTTATATTTAAGGTGTCAAATCTTTAGCACCTTTGCCTTTTAGTTGTCCTTGGACTTGTAAAAGAATAAGTGAAAGAAGACCGTTTGCTTTGACTTTTGGATTTGCTCCAAGTGCTTCCGAAACTGCAAAAAGAATAGTTAAAATGAGTGTTGGATTTGCTTTAAAAAATCCAAGTATTAGTGCTGTAGACATAATAACCTCCGGTGAAGTATCCTATCTTATTTATTACTTACAAGTTCCCAATAACATTCATAGAAGTAATTATTACTATTTACGATAATTCCTTACAAGTAAAAGCAAACCAAACATCTAATTTTGTTGAATTATCAACTCTTTTCATACAAAGTGTAAGCATATTTGGAGATGCTCCACCATGCATAGTTGATGGTCCTTCATCACCTGAAGTATTTTTTCCAATAATAACTCCACTATGTCTCATAACAGAACTATTTTGTGTGAAGGTATTTCCCGTATTAGTACTATACTTATCTTGATATACTCTATATTGTAATTTTGTTCCTAATGAATTCCAAGCAGGAATTGCTGCTCCAGCAATATTAATATCACCCTCATACCACTCATAGATGATAGTACTTTGATTGGCGTTATTATTTCCAATTTCATATTCTGTAATTTCTGCCAAATCTGATATAGTAGTTCCAGAACTATTTACTCTAATACTCATTACGGGTCTCATTGTATCATCCATAGTCCAACCACGATTTGTATTTGTTGCGTGATTGTTAAATGAATATAAACTGCCTTCAGGTTGTTTGACAACTATAATATTATTAAAAGTTGATATACCTACTGGAAGGTATGGTGTTGTTAGAATTCCTGATGTTCCAACTTCTGTAAGATGTACATGATTTGGATTTTGTGGAGAACTTGTGACTGATACTGTGGTTCCAACATTTACATTACCAGTAATCGTAATATTGGAAGAACCCAACGATACTGGAAATGGATTGGAAAAACTTACTACTGTATTTCCTGCCCCAGTAAAAACTACGGATTGTGCTGGTTGGGGAAGTGGATTATAAGACATAACAATTATATTGATACCTTATTTATTGTTCCGTTTTAGTTCTTCTCTTAATAATGCTTTTTCTCTCATTTTTTGTTTTGTTTCTTCGGAATGTTTTCTTCCCATTCTACTTTTTTGAATTTTTTCTCTAAATTCATCAGTGATAATTCTCCTAACCTGAGCATCACTCATTTTTTTTCTTGCTTCTTCCGTGTGTTTTTTTCCTTTTCTACGCAATCCTATTTTTTTCTTATGCTCCTCACTTTTTGGTTTTTTCATATTTATTGTTGTTTTTTTAGGAGTTCTCATTTTTAATTTTGTTTCTTCACTTCTTATAGCACCAGAAGCACCTTCACCACCATCAGTTCTATTGTGAAGAATACCAGTTCCTAAATCTATCCTGCCGAACACGGCAATCATATAGATTTCGTGCTTAAATGCTTCTTCTTCGGTTAAGTTTTGTTTTAGGAAAATTATTCTTGACTTATCCTTTGGTGCTCTTACTTCACCTTTATATCTTCTTCTATATGCCCTATTACCTTTTCCTTTTCCTATGTAATAAGGTGTTCTATCTACCCGCAAATATGCGTAAGTGTAATAAATCATTTTTATTCTGTTATGGTTCGCAATACTATTTATACAAGAAAAGGTGCCCGAAAGCACCCTTTCCACCTGATAGATGCGAACCACACAGGTATTGATATTTAGTTAGATAATAAACCAATTGTTTCCATTAAAAAAATATGTTAGTGATTGATGATTGATAGACATAATCACAGAAGTATCGTTTTCTACACTTTTACCAATACCTGATTGAACTCTAATACTATATGTAGATATATTATTTCCCTCATCTTTGACGATGATTTTTTTTCCAGTATTTGGAGATGTTGGAAGAACTATTGTTACAGGAACACTAGCATTGACACCAATATAATCATCATTATCGGTTGCCTGATAGTAAGTGGTAATTCCAGTAATTGAAACTATTGTTGTAGATTCTGAATCACTTGGGTCAGTAAATTCTGCTTTATTAGTAGTAGAGTTCCATTGCAAATACTTTCCATCATAAGCACCAGAATTCGTTGCAATACCTACAATATCATCCAAGTATCTTAATCTGGTTTCTCCCCCTCCACCTAATGTGGAAAGTTGTTGTTGAATACGAGAAAGGAAAGTACTGTAATGTTTTTGTAAATCATCAAGTGTTGCGAACTTTTGATCTAATGGAGTTAATGGGTCATTTTGTTGCTTGACATCACTTGGTTCGGCAAGAAGACCTAATGATTTTTCAATTAATGTTGGTTCTTCAATTTTATTAAATTCTTCCAATTCTTCTTTGTTATCTTCAAGAACCTCAAGAACTTCTTCCAAAGATTCTTCAATAACTTCATTGATTATTTCATCTTGTTCCAATACAGAATCAGAATATAACCAAGTTTCAAATGCTTGGATTGTTTTTTGTTCTTGTACTTTTTTCTTTTTTGTTTCTTTTTTTAAATTAACAACTTCTTTAAAAACAGAATCTAAAGTAAGTTCACCAATAATAGATTCTGTTTTTTTCTTTTCTTCTATCTTTTTTTCTTTTTGTTCTTTTTTAATTGCAGCAAATTCACCAAAAAGAGAATTTAATCCCAAATCTCCTACAAGATTATCAAATTCTTCTTTTTTTTGTTTCTTATCTTCTGCTAATAATTTAAAAAAATCATTCAAATCTTGAGACATACTAACACTTCCAACGTCTTCTTGCTGCTAATCCTCTTTCACCATGCCAACTTCTACTACGAGAACAGAAGTTTTTTCTACGTTTTGCTGCTTTACTTCCTGGTTTTACATCACCAGTTACTGGTGCTTGAAGATGCGAACCAGTAGCACGATTATATTTATCTCTGCCTTTTTGAGTAAGTCCACCACCCTTTTCTACTGAAAGTTTTTCACCTCTACCAACAGATAATACGGGTCCTTCTTCTTTTAGTTTATTTTTTTTTTTCTTTTTCTTTTTCTTTGGTTCAGCATCTTTATTCATTTCTTTCATTCTTTGAAGAATTCTAGAAGTTCTTTGTGCTCCATCATCATCAGCAGGACCAGCAGTAAATCTCTCACGAGAATGCTGACGGAAAGTTTCATTGTCATCATCATATGCTTCTTTAACTTGTTCAGTTTCACCTGACATATAATCTGCAGCAGTATCAATATAGTCTGCTGCTTTTGTGATTTTAGATTGGACCCAAGCAGGCAACTGTTGATTATTAGACTTTATTTTTTTACGAAGAGATTTGATTGCTCTTTCCACAGTAGAAAGTTCATTGCGGGACATTCCGCCTTCTTCGTCTTTATATGCCTCTTCAATTCTTGGGTCATAAGATGCAGTAATATCAGTTGGACCAGGAACAGATAATGACTGTATTTTTTTCAATAAGATTTGTCTTTGTATTGCTTTTTGTTTTTTTTCTAAATCATTTGCTTGATTTGGATTTTGTTGAGTATCCACACCAGACACCTCTTCTTTAACCGAAGTTTCATTTGGATTAATATCAATCTTATTCTTTCCTTTCATCACGTCAATAATCTTTTTCTCTCCTTTTTCTTTTTTGTTATCTTTTAATCCAAAATCATCAATTTCAATAATCAATCCCTGTTCGGTGAGCAATTCATCTCTCCAATTGGAATATTTTTCTCTAATATTTGACGTATTTCCTTTATATGGTCTTTTTACCGCATTGGCTTTATCAATTCTTTTGCTGAGTGGATTTTCTCCTCCTCGTCCAATAGTATGAAATTTTCCGGATAAAGTTTTACCAGCAACTGCAGTTGCTGTAGCTAAACGACCAACAGGAAATCCAAATGCGGTTGGTGCTTTATGCACAACACGTTTCGCTGGAACTGTTGGTGTTGTTGATGCTGGCGCAGTTGGTTTTTGTCCGGTTGATACATTAGATCCCGGTCCTTTTGGTCTCATTGCTGCTGGTCCCGATGGTCCTTTTGGTCCAGAAGGTCCTTTTGGTCTCATTGCTGCTGGTCCCGATGGTCCAGAAGGTCCTTTGGGTCCAGCGGGTCTAGTTGCTGGTGCAGTTGCTTTTGGCGTAGGTGCTGAACTTGAAGATCCAGTCCCAGGAGTTGCTGGTGCAGTTTTATTTGCTTGTGGTGGTCTTCCAGGTGCCCCTGGTTCTTTCTTTTCTGGTTGTGCTTTTTTTGCTGCATTTGCTGCTGCATTTGCTTTTCTTTTTGCAAAAGTCAACTTTGTAAGATTAACTGCTGCACCAGCAACGCCAGCAGCAGCAGAACCTACATTTCCCATTGCTTTGGAATATGCAGTTCCTTCTTTATCTTGACTACTAATCTGTTGGGTTTTAATGCCAGAAATAGATGCTTTTGCTGCTGCTGCGTGTTTCTCTACTCCCTGTTTCTTTAATTTATCAATTTGTGCTTGTTTTTGTGCTTCATATTTTTCTTTTTTGAACTGGTGAATATCTCTCAACAGTTGGGTATGAGCCGATTGATAGTCTCTTTTGTCTTTTGCTTTCTTTTCTTTACTTTGAAGAGATTTTGGCATTGATGGGTCTTTATCAGCAAGTTGTGCAGTCGCAGCTGCAAGTTGTTGCTCTCTTTTTGTTTTCGCTTCGGTAATAATTTCTTTCCAAGTCTTCATTTTTTTACTTAGACCCACTATTTCTTTTAGTATTTATCTTTTTCTTTGGTACTGTTATTTTAATTTCAGTATCCGTATAAGGAACTACTGGTTGTCCGGGCGTCATTGATTGCGCGTGTGCTCTATAATCACAAGTTCCAATCTCTTGAACTTCTCTCAAATCTCTTAACCAACTCTTAAACATTACTCCATCTTCTGTCACACAGATAAGATGATTTGACCCCTTGCGAAGTATTCTTCCAACTAATCCAGTATTTAAATTTTCAACGAATGCTCCCACCTCAAATAATCCATTTTTCTTATAGTTCCATCTCATTCCATTATAATCAAGTTCAGGCGCTATTTTCCATAATTCAGTATTTTCATTTACCTTCATAGACCTTTTTATAGTATTAAACATTTCTTTTCTTTCACTAACCTTCATAGTAGCGGGAAGGCCACTTGAAAACTTTTCAAAATCTCCCATAGCAGCAGCGGTTCTCATCATCGCAGAAGAACCAGCACCTCCAACATCACTATCTGGATCTTTCACACCAGCAGAAATTACCTGAATGGTATTGAATTGATATGCTTCTCCTTCGCCTTTGTGTGCTAAACTTTGAAACTCCCCAAGTCTATCTTGACCAACAACAATAACTACATCAGTATATCCATCACCATATAAAGATTCAAGAACATCAAATATTGTTTTCATCTTATCACTATCCACAATATATTCTGCATATTGTGGATACATTGATTGCATATAAGAAACTTTAAGTCTTACATTCAATGGATTTGTAGCATCATCCTGAATACGACTTGGGTATATGCGATATTCAAATTTTCTTCTATTTGCTTGCGAATATCCCGATCTCAAAAGTGCTTCGTGATTTTTGGATGGCGGATTGAATCTTCCCAATACAATTACTGCACCATTTGGTTCTTGTTGCTCTTCCTGTGGTGCAGTTTGAGTCTGCTGTGGCGCAGTTTGTTGTG